ACTCATCGTATCTTCTACATCTTCCATATTTTCTATATCATCTCCCATGTCTTCAATATCAAAAAGATTGTCCACTACCGAAATGTGGCCAACTCCAACATCTACTAACTTGTCCATTAACACTTGAAATAGATAAGAGTTGTTCCTATTCTCGATTATAATTTTTACATAACAATTTTCATATTTTGATAAATCGCCATAATCATTTTTCTCATCATTATAATAAATCTTATAAAACATAGAATATGGATTTTCGATAAATTCGATTTCCATTGTTTCAGTATCATAGATATGAAATCCTCTTTTATCATTATAATCACTCCATGTAATTTCGTATGGATTTCCTAGATAAGTAATATTTCCTGTAGTGGAACGATGATGAAAGTGTCCAGAAAATACTCGTTGAAATGCTTTGAACATAGAGGATGGATATCCATCTATACTGAAAGAACCTTTATTCTGTTCAATTCCTACTAACTGAAGATGGCCGAATGCAACCTTAGTTCGTGTCTTTTCGATGAGTTCTTTTGTTTCTTCTTCATTGTCATCACATATCCAAGGCACAAATAAAACCTTGTGATCATCCGTCAAAGAAACTTCGGTGGGTTTGTCATAGACAGTAACGTGGGACATTCCTTTTGTTAGTTCTGTCATCGAATTTACTGCAAGAGTATTCTTGTAATAAATGTCATGATTACCAACAATGATTTTGATATTTCCGCCCATTTCCTTGAGAGGAATGAATAATATCTCCTTCATGGAATTCAGAGTTTTATAGTTGATGAATTTCCGTCTATCAACCACATCACCCAAATGTATTACATCGGTGATACCTCTTTCTTTTAGAGTAGGAAAAAATACATTTTCATAAAACTTACGAAAAAAATCTGAGAAAATCAGACTATCATTTCTGGCACCAAAATGAGTATCAGTTATTAATGCAATTTTCATGCGTGGGCTCTGTCTATGTAAAATGTCAGGGGAGAAAATGAAACGATATTATCATCTTCCTTGGCAGGTTTAGGTTTTTTCTTCTTTCGTTTCTTCTCTTCAAATGCGAATATGAACTCTTGAATAGAAGCACGTTTATCAACTGACAAAGGTGATGCACCAGAAGAAACGGCATGTGTTTCACTTTGTCCCATTTCTCCCATATCCACATGATCTTCTAAAGAACTATATTCTTCCATCGTTTTGTACTTAATGTACAATTGTTTTTTCTCTTTTTCTATTCTTCGTAAAAATGCAAAATATATTATTTGAGTAAAATATGCAAATGGATTTGTTGATTTTTCTGGATTGAAATTACTCGCATACATAACACTATTTTCTATCCCATCACTTACCATTTCTTCTCTAAATGCATAGTTTATAAAATTTGGTCTATGGGACAATCTCTCTGCTATTTTGAGAAAACATTCCCCTGCATAATCTGGAATCATTGGTTTTTGTATTTCACCATTTTCCTTACCATCCAGATATGCATTTCTATATGCTGTCATAACCACCAAAAACTTTTCATTATCTACATAATGTACTGGTTTTACTTTTGCCAATCTGCCCTCCTTATTAATTGTTATTTTATACATTATAACATAATAAACCGCTGTTGTCAACCACTTGACAAAGCTCTTGACAGGTGTTATAATACTAGTGTAGGGGTTAAATGAATGATTCGTTAATTAAGTCTTCAATTGTACAACGTATTCAGCTACAGTAAATCGTTCTTCCTTATATATTTTTTTCCTTTCCTCAAAATGATCTAATGTATAATTGTGATTACTACCATAAGTCAGATCATCAGCAATATCATACAATGTAGCTATATCTTTCTTTTTAGATTTTCGTAATCCTCGGCCTATTGACTGAAGATTTCTAACCCGACTTTTAGAAGGACTAGCGAAGACGATGTTATGAAGATTCCTAATATCGACGCCAACACTAAATACGCCATAACTAGCAACGATGATTGCATTTCGTTCTGATTCAACGATATGTCTAATTTGTTCTCTTGTATCTGCATCCGTTCCTCCATGAACGAAAAAAATTGTTCTACCATTTGATTCTTCCTTTATCATATCGTAAAGTATCTTTCCATGTTTTTCAACAAAACGAAATAGAAGAAGTGTATTAGTCTTTAAATCTAGAACTAAGTTTTTTATAAATGTATTTCTTGCTTCAGAATTTACCAAATAATCCAATTCTTCTTGATAACTTATTTTCCTAAGATCATGACATATTGAATCTGGATGTTTTATTAAAATTGCTTTGATAGTAAAGGGTGATAGATGCTTACTGTCTATAAGTTTTTTTGTTGAGGTGACCTTGAAGACCTTACCAAATAACCCCTCTAAGACCAATTTATGAGTTAATGTTCCATCTAATGTTCCAGTTGTTCCTATACGATATTTTGCATTAATGCACTTGGTCATTATAGATGTGAGAGATTTTGACTTAAAACCATGAGCTTCATCTCCAATCACAAGTTCATATTGTTCAAAGTATTTTTGTTGCATCTTATAAATTGACTGCCATGTTGATATTATGATAGGCAATTCAGAACCTTTATCTCTTCCAGCAAAAACTGTATGACAATTGTTTGCTACATCAAATCCATATTGTCTAAAATCATTATACATTTGAGTAACAAGAGATATAGTAGGAACTAAAATAAGAGTCTTCAAATTCAAATACCTTATAAGTATATAGATAATCAAAGATTTACCTGAAGCTGTTGGTGAAAGTAAAAGTGTTTTGTGGTGGGTCAGGGCATGGTTGGCAGCAATCATCTGATAATCTCTAGGAATTACTGGTAACTTTAATGAATCTATAAAATCTTTCTTAATCTTTATTTTTTCATTATTAAAATCTGAATCAAACTTAACTTTATAGTCTCTGGTATAGAGAAATTTACAAAGATGCTCAAACAATCCTCCATAAAGAAGGCGGTTATGAACATTAAAAAGTCTTATCTTTCCATCCCAAAGTCTATTACGATATGCTGGCATAAATGTGTAGCCAGGCACCATAAAAGTAAAGTGGTCACAAATTTCTTGAGCAGTTGAAGCTTCAGAATCTATCTTGATATAGACTTCATTTTTTTTAGATATGTTAATTATTTCCATGAGAAAATTTCAACCAATCCAAAGCATTCTTAATCTGGAACCCCCGATTGTTTATCATCCTAATAACAGAATCTAGATAGTTTATCTTTTCCTGTAGGACTACTAATTGTTGTTTCAATTTGATTACATCATCATCTGATTCAATATATTTAGCTATTTCATTCTTGAGAAGTCTTCCCAAATATTGTTCCCATCCATGTCGTTCAAGTTCTTCTTGAGACATTTTACCAGAATAGTACTCAGTCTTAGTCCGAACCATTTTAGATAGTTCAAACTCAACTCCTTTTAGTCTGATTCGTTCATCAGTAAAAATTTTAAGATATTTGTCATGAATTTGTGGAATACGGATGGATTCTGTACCCAGTTCTGTATAATCAATTTCACTATCTCTATGCCAAAGTTCTTGAATATCTTCAAGTTTCAAATCACCTCCTTAAATAATAATTAAACTGGTTGTTTATGCCCCGCTAGTGTCAGTTGTAGGGGGTTTTTCACCAGATGGGTAAGTTCGCGCTCCTTCGTATGTTGGTCATTGTCGAGTAGGTTTTCAACCGTATAAACATCATAACGAAAAGAAACATCTGCAGTAACATAATCTATATCTGTTCCACCACTATCAAATGCAATTGAAGAAAGACTTAATGGAAAACATTCATGAAATCGAAAATTTATCTGAGGGTTCATATTTCCTGTTAAAACGGTTAAAGTTGCGTCAGTAGTCAATTCTGAGTTTTCTGTTAATTTTTTATATTTTGCTTGACCCTCTTCAGTTGGAAATCCAAGTCCGACAATCCAATCATAAATTGATAACCAATTTTTCATATTTTCATCTACTATGAATTTTATTGACAACTCTTCAAAGGTAACCTCATCACCAGAAAATTGTATAGATTTTAATGGTGTAGCCACTTCAATAGAAGATATAGAAACTCCAGGCAAAGTAGCAGACTGACAAAAATAGTTTACTGCTGGAAAACGATTAAGTTGAAATTTAAACCCAATAGGGCTCAAAAAACTAGTATTAATTGGTTGATCTTGTAATGTAGACATAAATGGAAT